AAAATGCCCCAGAATTGCGAGACCGACCCGTTAAATCCCACGGCCAGTGAGCCGGAGGCGCCGACGACGCGCACGCGTTCCGGACGCGTATCCAAGGCTCCGACGCGTTACGAGCCCATCGAGCAGGTCGAGGACGATTACGCCCCTGAGGACTACGACAGCGACGAGTCGGACGGCCAAACCGACGATTCTTTTGATGATTCTGACGAGGACTCGGACGACGAAGATGATGCTGATGATGATGGCAACCTTGACGGGTTCGTCGTACCAGATAAAAGCGAGAGTGACTCAGATAGTACAGAAGATGGCGGAGAATCTGCCGTTCCTGACCGGAAACCCAGAGCACCCGTCAAGAAGCGCCCGGCCCCAGTCGGAAAGCGAGTGGCCGGCAAGGGAGGACCAGCCGCCAAGTAACTTTCAGCCGATGATGATGCACGATGAGCCTAGATCGAAGGTGGACCTCGGCGACTTTTTCAAGAATACGAATCCGATGGCAATTCTTCTATTGGGAATTGTCATCGGCGTCATTGTGGTAAGTATGCGCCCAATTGTAATTCAGCCTAAGTAGCCGAGTCCGAAGGACTCGTGCGCGCAGGAGCAAGAACCGCCCCTACGGGGCGTCCCTTGACTCAGGTTACCATATAAAGTGGAGCGCGACCCGAACTCGAGTCGGCGCCGACAAAATTGCCTATAGGCCCCGTGCGGTTTTTCTGCACATCCTCTTGAAGGAACCCAATCCACGGATTCTCGCGTGTCTGTGACTTGGACTCCATATCTCTAAAGACGTCATATTGATTGTCATACGCCGCGACGGGCTGTGACACCCTGGCCGGCGCGGGCGGGAAGCGCATGTACGCCATAAAGAGTAAGAACATGACGATAAGAATCGCCAATAATTTGAAAAACATTCTATTAATTAACGACGAAAATTACTGGTCGGCGATCTCGTCCTCCTCCTTGACCTCCTCGAGCTTGGGGGCGGCCTCCTCGGCCGCCTTGGCCGCCTCGCGGCGCTTCACGACCTCGGCCGCCACGCGGATGTCCGCCATGGAAACCAGCTCCTCCATCGTCTTGTCCGGGAACTCCTTCTTCAGGTCCTCGAGCAGATCGGCCGGGTGGGGAATCGGTGGCACGTCCGGCTTGGTGTAGAACTTGCTGTTCTCATCACCCGGCTCGATGTACGGGAACTCGCCATCCTGGGGCTTGGCCAACATGTCGCGCTTGCGCTTCTCGAACATGGCGGAGGCTGCGCTCTGGTTCTCGCGGTACTTGGTCATAATCTCCTCGAGCTTCTCATTCTGGTAGTGGACGTTGTCGATCTCGTCGCGCTTCGGCGGGATCAGCAGCCACTTGTACATGTCGACCACGTAGATGTCGACCAGTGCGTCATCCTTCTGCAGACGCTTGGCGTGCTGGGCCGCCTCGTCACGGGACGGGAAGCACCCGCGGATCTTCATACCGAGCTGCTCGTTCTTCTGAGGCAGCTCGGGGCCGACGAAAGAGATGCATGCAAAAAGCTGTCCTGGGACCGTCAGGTAATCTTGCTCGAGAGAACCCATTTAAAAGTAAAAGGAGCTTTTCTTTTAAGCCAAATGGACGCTCTTCGTAAACTTCACAACGACTGCAAGCGCAAGTTGATAATGGACTGCGTCGAACCGGGATCTTTCGTCCTGGACTGCGGGTGCGGACGGGGAGGCGACTGGTGGAAATGGAAGGCCGTCAAGGCCCGCGTCGCGGCAATCGACCCGGACACCGAGTCTCTCGACGAGGCCGAGACCCGCGCAAGCGAGATGAAGTTCCCGGTCTGGTTTCTGGGCCAGGGTGACATCCGTCACGCCGCCTTCGCCGGCCCCTTTGACGTCGTCTGCTACAACTTTTCACTGCACTACATATTCGAGGACCAGGCGACCTTTGACAATTCCATCAAGGCCCTGGGCGTCTCGGTCAAGCCCGGGGGTTACCTGATCGGCATAACACCCGAAAAGGCCCGGGCCGAGGCCATGGTCGACGACTCTTCCAGATTTGTCGATAAATTTGGAAATGAAATTGAGCTCGGTGAGAGACTCAAGGTCCGCCTAGCCGACGGGCCCTTTTACGCCGACGGGCCAAGGGAGGAGCCCCTCCTGGATGCGGCCGTCCTGATCCAAAGTCTCGCCGAGGTCGGGTTTGCCATGTTGATATGGGAACCCATGCTGAGCCGGCCGAATGGTCTCATTTCAGATTTGTATTCGAAATTCGTCTTCAGGAAAAAAACTCGGTAAATGTCAGGATGGTGGTGATCTTGTTATTCGTGATCCTGCTCGTCATCATCCATTTCAATCGTGAACCCGAAATGCTCTCACAGATCAAGGCGCGGTACTGGGCCATACTCGACATGCTGAAACAGACCGGCGACCCAAGATGGACCCCTATTCTCAAACCGGCAGTCATCACGGGAATCAAGGGCAAAAAGGATGGCGTCATAGGCTCGAACGTCAACAAGGGGTACGAAATTTACATCTGTCTGGACGGAGACGATGTAAATTCGGCGGTGTACGTCCTGATTCATGAATTGGCACACATGTCCGTGCCGGAGTATGATCACTCGTCGAAATACTGGGACAATTTTAGGGACATGAAGAAGCTCTGCGTCGACAAAGGCCTTTATAAACAGATGGGTGATCGCAAGTATTGTGGGGACCTTATTAAGGACTCTTAGACCAATGTGGACGCGTAGCGTCCTTGTTGTGATCCCGGGGCCCTTCGGGGAGGCAAAGACCAGCGCCTTCGGCGCTGACTTTACGCTTTGTCCTTCAAGAACTGCTTCGCGAAGTAGAAGATGATCGCCGCGAGGAGCGCCGTCACGGCCAGGCCGGTCGTAGAGACCTCGCCCGACTCGCCCAGGAACTTGGGGACCATGGTGCTCAGCTTGCCCTGGACCGGCTTGGAGAAGGCGATCACACCGGCCACGCCGGCCAGGGCCGCCATGAACTGGTCGTCGGTCAGACCGAACGGGTTCTTGGACCGGCCACCCTTGGAGCCGCCGTCGTCGCGCGGCGTCGGCTTGTTGCCCTGCATCATCGCCGACGGGCCCATCGGCGGGCCCATAACCTCGTCCTGCATCATGCGACCTGGACCCGGCATGACATCTTCAATAGCCGTCGAGAAATCTGCCATTTGAGATTCGTCTAGGTTTTTTTCAGGCGCGACGAGCGCCTCTGGCGGGAGCAGGCCGGTCGGAATGAGATTCTTGCGCTCGTTCGGCTTTTCTTCGTTGCGCGCGAGCGCCTGAAGGGCGAGTTGCTCGTTTACCGAGGGCTCGCTCACGAGGTTCTCGATCGGTGTTGACATGGAATCCATGCCTGGATCGTATGTCAGCACCATTAAGTTTCACTCGGAAAAGAAGAGGCGCGACTCAGCGCGTCTTTTTTATGACGACCGTCTCACCCTTGCGCTTAGGCCCTGCACCGACTTCGGCTCGCTGAGCGGCGGCCCGGGCGCTATAGTGCCTCTGATGGTACTGCCAGAAGGCCGGCCCGCCGACCCGGAATCCGCGCCGGATAGGCGCCTTGTACCAGAAGACGCAGTCCGTGATCCTGTTTGACTTGGACGTGTTGTCGAGCACGAGACACTCGTAGTTCTCGGTGCAAGCATCCATGACCTGACTGAAGCTGTCATACGTCGGGAAGACGCCGAAGAACGCCTTGTAAAGGTTCTCGCGGTTCTGACGGACGTTGTCGCGCAGGGCGAACACGTAATCGACGTTCGTACGAATCATGGGCGTCATGTCCATGCAGTACTGGGTCGTCATCATGAAGAAGATCTTCCAGTGTCGGCCGTTCATGAAGAGCTGGCGGATACACGTGTCGCGCATGAAGGACCGGTCGTACATGCAGTCGTCCATAAGGATGAACACGGGCGAGCATCGACCGGACGCCAAGAGCCGCTTTTGGCGCTCGATCAACTTCTCGATAGCCTCTTTATTGTAGTCGCCAAAAACGAATATGTCCGGTATAAACTGCTTGTAGTACCCGTTGCCCTCCTCGGTTCCGGACATGGCGATGCCGGCCGGCAAGTGCTTCTTGTGCCATAGAATGTCCGTCACGAGGGTCGACTTACCGGTACCACGCTTCCCTATGAAAACGCACACCTTGTCGTCCCCCATGGTGGCCGGATTGAATTTTCTCAATTGCAAAGCCATCGGTACCTTCAATTTCTCGACAAAATTAAGACTGGCCTGAGGCGCGCGATGGTCCAGGGGCGCCCTACGGGCGCGAAATAAGTTCTGCGAACTTACTAGAGATGTCGGCTGGTTATATCCAGCTGGCCGCAATTGGACAACAGGATGCATATCTCACAGGAAAGCCCGAGGTGACGTACTTCTCGGGCGTCTACAAACGTCACACGCCTTTCGTCCTCGAGGCGTACGACATCCCGTTCCAGGATCAGCAGGTCCTTTACGGGTCACTGAATATATGCAAAATTCCACCAAAAGGAGATCTCATACGAGGTCTAACTCTCAAAATGAATTTACCGGCCCTAGCAAATCCTGGCAACAACTGGACTTGGCCCCTTCCGTCCTCCATCTCTTACCTCCCTCATTTCATCGTGACCCCCCTGACCGGGGTTCGCTCGTACACAGAGGTGCCTTTGCTTGGTAACGTCACTTATTACAGCACGGTCAACTCGCCATCCTGGATCACGGGGAATATCGCCTACTACGTGTCGTACAGCTCGGTCACGAACAAATTTACATTCTCGAATTGTCTGAGCGTCGAGGTCGATTCGTCGTTCGGAGTCTTTTGGGGGTTCGATCCGAAGGTCGGGACGAGCAACGTCTCGAACCTCGTGTACACGGTGACAGGATCGCGCCCGTCCGACTTTACGTTCGAGCAATCGGGATGGCTCCAGAGTCCCGGTATCATCGACCCAAAGACGGGTCTGTTCCTCCAGGCCACGGGGACGCAAGATGTGACGCCCGCCTCGACGTACCTCAATTTCGGGGCCACGACTGGCCAAGGCGCAGCCATATGGACCAATTACTATCCGAAACCGACGGCGTTCATAGTGTCGAGTACTGGCCGAGTGCGCTTTGGAGGCCAGGGCTACTATATTTTGCGCGCCTCGATGACCCTGGACGTCGGCTCGCTCGCGACGATATCATATGGTACGACCAGTGTAGACAGCGGCACGCCTTCAACCTTTGCGTACACATACACGTTCCCAGTGTCTCCGGACCCCTCGATGCCGATAGTCCTGCCGATCAACGTGTCCGATCCGACGCAGTACTATTCCTTTTACGTGACTTCATCGACCGCCACCAAAATTTCGTCAGGATCGTGGATCTCTGTCAATCCCGTCGAAGAATTCTACAAGTTTAACGCCTCATCGACGACCCTCCCGGCTCAGTATTCACGCCTTCCATTTTACGGGGCCGCCACACCCCAGAACGTGAACGCAAGTCTGGCATCCGACTCGTCATTCAGCTTTCCGGGCGGAACCGGCATGTACCTCGCGTCCGGAACCATCGCGCTCGTCAATCCGGCTGCGGGGCAGTACGTCTCGAACGTCTCAATTAGTAATGTGAATTCAATCTCGAACGTGCTTTTCACGTACGACATGTCATCACAGGGGCGCGACCCGACATTCTTCTTCTCGATGCCGATTCAGGTCCGGAGCACGACCGACAAGTTTGCGTTCAATGTCGGCCTCACGTCCGGGACGTCCGCGACCATCTCCGCGAACACCTTCATCACCTTCAGTCAGTTCGGCGTGTTTCCCGGTACCCAGTCGGGTTACGTGCTCCCCTATAACGGCCTGTTGCTGAACGCTCCCGTCGCGCAGGTCCTGAACGGGAACGTAAATCTCAAGACGGACTATACAGCCACGGGTAACTCTTATCTCATATCAACCACGGCCCAGGGTGGTCTGACGTTCTCGAACACGGGCGTGTATATGATGACCGCGACCATCTCAGGGACGAGCCCCATTTCACGCGTATCATTCGGATCGACGAGCTATAACGTCGGCGTCGGTCTTTTGCCGCCATATACTTTCACTTTGCCCCTTAATGTCACCACCCCATTTTCGAGTGCTAATATTTCATTCATCTCGACGTCCGGAGCGACTCAGACACTCGGCGCGAACAGCTTTATTTCAGTGTACCCGATCGCCTCGAATACAATTCAGACTACAAATTATAACTATAACGATTCAGTCGGGACGTGGGCCATCAAGTCTGCCGAGCTCAAGATCGGCGGCCAGTCGATCCAGACGCTCACAGGCGAGTACATAGAACTATGGAACGACCTCAACGTGCCGTACGAGAACCAGTCCGGTCTGACCCTCCTGACCGGCAAGTACGACACGACGAACGTCTACTCGACCCGGACGTACTACACGAACTTGCCCTTTTACTTTTACGGGAATCCTGAACTCTCAATTCCGATCACGGCGCTCGACCGCCAGGACATCGAGGTCTGGGTGACATTCCGGAACTTCGCTGAGTTGGCCGTCACGGCCATCGGCGCGCCTACTCTCGACGCGACGATCCTCGTCGAATACGTCTACCTTTCCGACCCTGAAATCAACTGGTTCAAGTCTCACCGGCTCGACTACCTCATCACCCAGTGCCAGTACCAGAACTTCGACCTATTGCCGTTCTTTCAGAGTTCTATTTTTCAATTGAAATTACTCAACCCGGTCCGTGAGATGTTCTTCGTCGTCCAGCCGACCGGAAACCCAAATTACGACTACACGAACAACGGCCTCGCGAGCCTGGCCATGTCCCTCAACGGCGCCGAGGCGTTCACGGCCGACACGACCGACACCCTGTTCCTCGGGTCCCTTCAACCTTTCGTCCACTACCCAAACTACCCGTCTCGCCGGTTCTACATGTACCCGTTCACGACCGATCCTGGCAGTCCCCGCCCGTACGGCCATATCAACATGAGTCGCATCCGCCAAATCCTCCTTGAACTCAAGACTGATCCATATTTTCAGGCAAAACAGCTACGGGTCACGGCCGTGAGCTATAACGTCCTCCGGGTCGAGAACGGCATGGCCGGCCTCATGTTCAACTCCGGGACGCAGAGTGTCTAGAGACCGAGGGGCGCGAAGCGTCCCGCTCGTGATCATTTGAGAAACAAATTGTTTACATGTACTAGAGATGGCCGGGAGAGCCTCGTTGGCTTTTCTGGGTCAGGAAGACCTGGCCCTTTCGGCCGATCCGGAAGTGACGTATTTTGTCGAGAAATACAAAGGGTCGACGCAGTTTTCGACCCGGCTCGACAAGGTCCAGTTTGATAATGGAGTCATCAATTTCGGTCAAGAAAGTATCATCTACGTCCCTAAATCTGGCGACCTCATCACGGCCATGTACCTCAAGGTTCTGTTCCCGAACCTGGGGTCGACCCAGGTCCTGGACTCGGTCGGGACGCTCATGATAGACTTTATCGAACTTTACATAGGGAACCTTCTCATCGAACGCATCTACGGCGAGTTCATCGAGATGAAGTTCGACCTCGAAGTTCCGACCGGGAAGCAGACGAGTCTCCAGGGCCTGATTGGCAAATCGCCTTTGTCGAACAAGACGACATACGGCCCGGCCGCATCGACGTACACGATCCCACTGCCATTCTCATGCATCGGGAACGGCCTGCCCCTGTGTGCCATCAAGGATCCAGTGTTCTTCCGCATTTCGTTCGCACCCTCGATCTCTTTCACGTACCCGAGCATCGTATACACGCAACCGGTCACGTCGTACCTCCATGTCGAGTACACATACCTCTCGGACCCCGAGGTCCAATTCATAAAGTCAAAGCCCCAGTTGCACCCCATCGAACAGGTCCAGCGCCAGGCGTTCTTCGCCCCGGTCGGAACATCGAACGTCCAGTGTCTGCTTCAGTTCGTGAACCCAGTCAAGGAGCTCTTCTTCGTCATCCAGAACAACGTGGCCCTCGGGTACGACTTCAGTAACGTCGCGAGTGGGACCATTTCCCAGACGGCCTTCGGGACGGGTGATCAACTGGTCCAGTTGAATTTGTTCTTCAATTCGACCGAACGCATCTCGTCCGATGTGGGTTCGCCCCTTTTTCTCAGCACGATCCAGGCCCTCGAGTACCATACCCGAAACCCAGACCGAATTTTCTATAGCTATTCGTTCAGTATCGACCCCGAGGGCGACGTGCCGGCCGGCTCGGTCAACATGTCCATGATCAAGAACCAGATCCTCCAGCTCAGCATGGCAACGAGCCGATCAGGTCGTGAGATCCGCATATATGCCTCGAGCTATAACTTTTTACACTTTGAAAACGGGGGGGCCCTTCTGGAGTTTCCCAACGCGGAAGTTTCTTGAAATCAATTTACTTGTAAAATTCAAAAGATGGATTTCGAAGGACCGGCCCTAGACATATTCCTGCCAGTCATGGAATCGGCGACCGTCCTGGCGGCCCACTATGCCAAGGCGTGCGGAAGGAACATCGTCCTGGCCGAAGACATGAAATATGGTCTCATGTATTCGGCCAGACACGTCGCCGGGAAACAGATCGGTTCTTTGTTCCCTGAAATTTACGAGGACGACGAGGACGACGAATCGGTCGAGAGTGAATCGGACGAGCCCGAGTGGTTCCGGTACGCCGGTCAGGACGATGACATGGCCGCCAAGATGAACGAGTGTTACGATACGTGGACGGCGTGGGAACCCGCGTCGCCAGCCGAGCGTGCGCTCAAGGCGGCCGTCGACAAAATGGGCGTCTAAGTAGGACATGAAGGTCACGACTTTCATTGTCGAGGACGACGAGGAGCCAGAAGGCGCCAAGGTCCATTACGCATTCATACTCCAGGAGGAGGACTATGAAGACGAGGACGTGACGGGGTTCACGACCCATGAGTACGCCCGGGCAGACTGGCAGGCCAGGGTGGACGTCCAGCCATGGGACCCGCACGAGTCTAATTTTTTTCGTATACAATAATAAAATGGCCGGTATGCTCTCTTCGCTCGCTCTCCAGCTGGAGGCCCAGTCCCTGAACTCCATCGTGGCCGGCTTTTCTTTCGCCAGCGCCATCGCGTGGATGGACGTTGTCCGCTGGATCATCAGCCAGGTGGTCCTCGTCAGCAAGAACGGCGGCCAGTACTACGTGCTGTCTGCGCTGTTCACGACCCTGCTGGCCATCGTCGTGTACATGGTGATCAAGGCGGTCGCCGTGAACGTGAAGATCAACGACCCGCAGCAGCCGGTGTACGCGGTGACCGCGCACTAGAACCCAGGAGCTCTCATCACGGGCGCGACGGGCGCGACAGGCGCCTGCGCCACCACTGGCCTAGGCCACGACTTATAAGCCACTATGGCACCTAACAAAACAATCAAAATAAGCCACCACGGAATCTTACGCTTGGATTCCTTGGGTGCTGGCGGCGGCATGGCAATAGTCATAGCCTCGATGATCCGCTTGATTTCTATGTCCTGAAGGGGCGGTGGGGGCGGGAGGACGATCTCATTCTGGTCCTCCCGGACGTGAATTCTCAGGACGAATGCATTTGCGTTCCAGCCCTGGAAGTTCAGGGCCGCCCCGGACTTGTCGACCCACCGGACGGTCAGACGCTGCAGGGACGCTATGGGCTCAGGGTATTCGACACTGACACTATAGTCCTTGTTCTCATGGAAATTCTTGATGCTTCCTGAATTTACATCCAAAATTACAGGAGCAAAGTTCCGGTTGGCGTTCGACCCGCTGATGGTACCGGTCGTACCCTGGAGAGACCCCGTATCTACGTGACTCGGCGTCCGTAGTTCGTCAATGTCCAGGAAGATATAGTCATTCAGGGAAAGGTCGACCAGGGTTGTCGACTTTTGGATGTACTTGGTAGCATATGTCGGATCGGTCGTCCCGGCCAGGGCGCTCGTATAGGTCTTGTTATGGGTCAGACCCAAGAGCAGGGCCAGCTCTGAAGTTTGAATTTTAAGAGTAAATTGAGTGACTGAAGAAAATATGAAGTGACCTTCGGCCGGGAGGTACTCAAGAGTCACAAGTCCTGTATTGGTCACGGCCTGTGCCAAGGTATAGACCGAGTAGAATCCTGGATTGATTGATGAATTTGTTCCTGAAATTACAAGAACGTTCGAGCCGTCGGTCAAATTGTACATGGTGTTAGGAACTCGAGCACTGACCAGATCGACCCGTTCAATATTCTTGATCGGTCTGGTAAGGTGGAGGGTATAGGAAGACCCATCAGGATAAAGGGTCTTGTCTCGATTGTCTGAATCGGCGAAGAGCAGATGCATTCTAAATTTGACCCATAATATTATCTACACGAGAACCCGATGGTGCGGTTACGGGTGCCGTCGTAGGATCGTCCGGCCACTGGACTTGCATCGGATCCGTAAAGTCTTCGGGAATGTCGCGGAGTTCCTGGCGATAATCGGACCAGGCCGCCTTCTTCGCGTCGGACAAGTGCGAATCGGCCAGCTGTGTCCAGTCGCATGCGCTGAGAAGCTGCTGACGGCGCTCACGGACCTGGGTCCATTGTCTCGCTGTGACTAGGACAGGATCCACGGCGATGCTGATCGCGCCGTCGTCCGCCTTGACCACCTTGGCCAGTGTGTAATCCACGCCGTCCGGTACCGGTACGCGGACGCAATGATCGTTGACGTCGCCCGGAATGCCGCCAGACGTGTAGTAATAGTAATAGACCGCGAGAGTCTCGGAATCGACCAAGGCCATCAACGACATTTTACTTTACGATTGTATAAGATTTTTAACGAAAAGGCGGGCCTGTGATCCACGTGACCAACGAGCGCCGCGTGCCCTTTGTGACTGGTGTGACCCGATGTCGCAAGTAACTCGGGAAGATGATCATGGTTCCCTGTTCCTTTTCAGCGATGACCGTCCGATCGCCATCCAGTGAAAACTGAAGCTCACCCCCTTCGTACTCACTAGGATCTGATAATTGGATGGAGATGCTTAATTTTCTACCACAATTGAGAGGTCCCTCACCTACGTCAAAGTGCCAATCGTACCGACCCTGGTATGACTCGTCGTACTCCGTGTATTGCAGGTTCTCCTGAAGGCTTGTTATGTCGAAATTGAAAAACTCCTTGTTGCATTGACCCACGAGACTCATGATCTTCTGGTAGACGGGCTCCCAGTAGGTCGTTTTAGGAACCCAGAAGATTTGGCTCTTGCGAACCTCCGAGTTCTTGCCATCCTCCGTGAGCCCCGGAGCCAAGTCGAAATTAGCCTTGCGAAGCGCCGTACACTCATCGATCGTAAAGGCGTTCGAGAACCGGTAATACTTGATGAGGTTCGGGTTATGACGGGCGAATATGAATTGAAGCGGAGCATCGGCATCACAAGTCTTCGACTTGGTCTGAAAGTCATGCACATAGTCCCTGTAAGGCCCGTAGGCGTCCACGTAGTGGAGGAAAACCTGGATATACTCGTCACCCTCGAACTCCTTGCGACTGTGCTCAATTTCACAGCCACGATACAGACACCCGTCTCCAGGCTGCAAATCGACGGCCTTTTTCCCCATGTAAATTGGCCACTTATGGGTCTGGCTCAGGTTCAGGGTCACGGAGTATTCGCACGAAGGCCGATCCTTGTGGGGTGCGAGGGTGTTCCCCTTGCGATACACGCGGCAGTAGGAGTACGTAGGTTTGAGCTTCTTACCGGCCGCCTCGGAGACTTTCTCACACAAAAGGCCGAGGAGGGTGTTGCAGACGGGCAGACCATAGTGTGCAGCGCTATTCGGAACTTGCGGGTCGGGTTTCCCCTCGGGCTCGTTTCGGATGCGCTCGGCAATCTTGGCGGACTCGACGGGATCGACGAGCCCCTTGAGAACTTTATAAAGTCCTCGCATTAGATATTTCGTGATTCAAAGCTTTAAAAGACGGTCACGCGGACTAGCCCCGGGCCTCCGTTTCCAGTGGGTCCGCCACCTCCGCCAGAAGGAGCACCTGCGGTAGATCCTATACTCCCCGAACCTCCATATATTGAAGTTCCAGCTGTTGTTCCAGCCCCTCCACCACCACCATAAACAGATGATCCACCCGTCGTGACGCCGCCGCCGCCGCCGCCATAGAAAAGGCCTCTTACACCAGTTATAGGCGAGCCAGATCCACCCGTTAAACTATTGGGATTTGATGATGACGGAACAGCAGGTCCCCCACCTGCACCTGCAGGCCCCACCGCCCCCGCCGACGACATCCCCCCACCACCACCTACATTCCCCCCACCTCCATACGCTGTTATATAAGGGCCAAACGTGGAATTGCCACCAGAACCGGCTGGATGGGCGCCTCCACCTCCAACAGAAACGGCTACGGTTGAAGATAGCGTGGAAAAAGGCAACGTGTTTGATGTGTACCCACCGCCTCCACCAGTCGTGGCCCCTCCCCCTCCCCAACACTCGACGAGAACTTGAGAACCTGCCGAGGGTTTGACCCACGTGAATGGACTTGCGCTCGTTCCCGAACCAGTAAAAGTCTGCACATTCGACAGAAATGCAGCGGAAGGCGTGGAGAGTCCAGTGCCCGCACCCGAAAAGATGGCGCCCGATATGGTTCGCCCGCCATAGTCCAAGGTTTCAGACATTTAACATCTAAAAAGAAGTTATTCGGACGTATCCAGCTGCGCCGGCGCCTCCTGTAGATGTGGCCGCGGTCAGGGTCGCAGGCGGGACGCCCGCTCCTCCCGAGCCCCCGCCACCTGGAAAAGTTCCAGCATTTCCAGGTGCGTTGGCCGCAGGGGCCCCAACCGCTCCCGGGCCTCCGAATACAGACGCGCCACCTGAAGTCGCTCCACCGTAACCGTTACCGCCTCCTCCACCCCATACAGAGGTTCCTCCTTGCCCTACTTGGCCACCCGCGCCACCACCGTAGAACGTTGCGTTTCCACCCGGAGCCGTACCATTAGCTTGTGTACCGGTGGAATTCATCGCACCTCCGTTCCCTCCTGCTCCTCCGGCGCCTCCTGCACCTGCCGCCCCACCATAAGCAACACAAAGGGTTCCGACGCTCGATGGATTTCCAGCGGTTCCAGCTGCATTATTGAGCCCACCCGCAGCCGAGGCGCCGGCCGTCACGGTCTGAGGTCCGGGTGCCAATGGACCTGGAAGCCATCTCTGAACGTATGCGCCACCCCCGCCGCCTCCGCCGCCCAGTGGCGATACGTTAGAGTTCGGCCCACCCCCACCACCCCCACCGCCACCCCAACACTCGATGACGACTATATTGGACTGAGCGGGTTTCGTCCAGGTTCCTGGAGTCGTGAACACCTGGACGTTCGCGGCCGCGCCGAGTCCGCCCAGCCCCGAAATCTGATTGGTTCCAGAAAATGAAATAGCGCTGAACGTCGTCGTCGCAGGATAATATATCGTCTCGGCCATTCTACTTTAGGCTTAGAAAACAAAGACGCGGACTGAGCCCGCGGCGCCGTCTCCACCCGGGCCGCCTGCACCGACGACAGGTCCACCGCCGCCGCCACCGCCTCCCGGGGGTGCGCCGGGAGTCCCACTACCGGTGGTAACCCCAGCGCCTCCTGAACCGGCAAAAACAGACACCCCTCCGGCAAGGCCGGGAGTTCCACCACCGGGCCCGCCGCCGCCGCCACCTCCGCCGCCGCCGCCATAGACAGAAGGTCCACCTTGTTTTGGATTTGTTGTGAAATTTGAACCGCCGCCACCCCCGCCTCCTCCAAAAATAGTCCCAGCGGTGGCAATGCAAACTTGGGTCGGGCTGGTCCCTCCCGGACCACCAGCGCCACCGCCTTGTGTTCCGCCAGTTATGGCGGGTGAGGAAGCCCCAGCTCCCGACATGCCGCCACCACCTCCTCCGGGGCTTTGGGTAGTCCCACCGCCACCACCTCCGTAACCAGTCACGACTGAACTTGGCGATGGCGTGAACGGGCCGAATATCGTGTTTCCTCCAGCCCCTCCTACCGGTGCGGGTGTAGAGGTGCCGCCAGCCCCTACAATCACCTGAACCTGAGAACTCGTGACGCTCGCAAAAGGGAAAAGAGCAAATGCAAAACCACCCCCGCCACCTCCTCCAGAATTTTGAGGCGCTGCGGCCCCGCCACCTCCGATAACTTCGACCCGGACCATAGTGCCGTAAGCGGGCTTCTGCCAACCAGTCGGACCTGCTGGAAAGGTTCCGGCCGTGCTGAAAGTCTGGACGTTCGAGATGGTGCCGCCCGCCGCGAAGTCGGTAATTGTTCCGGCCGTTCCGACGTACGTGGCGTTCGTCAATCCGGCGTTCACGTTTAGAGTCGTCATTTCTAATAGATTTGGAGAAAGTTATTAGAACTTGTTGAAGTACGGGCTGAGGCACCATTCGGGTGGCGCCGGTACCATCGTGTTGAGGACGCCGACGTTGGCCGTATTCAAAGGCGAAAAGATAACCTGACCAGACGGGACCAGAGTCGCGCCACGGAACCCGTCCGCACCGATCGCCTTTGGCTGAACGTTCGAGACGGTCAGCGCGCCGGGGTCGAACATGACGACGTTTCCTTGGGTCGCCGGGGGAAAGATGATATTGCCCGTCGGAAGGAGGACGCCGCCCTGCGCGTCCTGAAACCCACAAACGACGTTCGAGTACCCGCCCGCGATCGCCGTGACGAAGTTGGGGTTATAGACGCCGATATTTGAAGCTTTTGGTCCGAAAATCACGTTTCCGTTCGGCGCGAGGACGGCGCCTATGAAGCTTCCCACGCCTTGAGCCGAGATCGGACCGACGTTCGAGAACGTGCCGATGGACGGATTATACATGCCGATGTTGGCCGAAAAGAAGGGTGCCATGACGATGTTCCCGTTAGGTAGCAGACACCCGCCCTGGAACAGGGACAGACCGGCGGTACCGACGCGCGCGACGTTCGAAATGACCCGGGTCGTCGGATTCGCCTCGATGACGTTCCCGGACCCGTACGGGACGCACACGATGTTTCCGGTCGGCGCGAGGACCGCCCCGACGGAGAGGGTCAAATTGACGGCCGCGATCGGCCCTATATTCGAAAAGGCGTATGAGACCGGATTGAAAATGCCGACGTTCGCAGAGTACGTAGGTGCGAACGCCACGTTCCCGTTCGGCAAAAGACACGCTCCCTTGAACTGCTGCTGACCACTCGCCACGGGGGACGATACATATGAATATAATAGAGTCCTCGGGTTGTAAAACCCTATCAGACCAGACGAGCATTGACAGAGCATCACGCGACCATCCGGAAGGTACAGAGAGCCGAAGTAGCCGGTCGCACCGGGAGCCACGTTACCATAGACCGGTGCGGGCGAAGAGGCCCACCATGACTTGGTCGGTTGACCGGCCGCGTTACACGTCCCTGAAATCCAGGCCTGAATTATAGCCGCGTTCGAAGGCGTCGGCAAAAGGTACGGGCCGCGCTTCGTCACGTCCTCGCCATAGTACAAATTGCTGACGACCAGATTCGAGACCGAGAGGCCGTTCGTCACGTAGACGTTGCCCTGGACGTACAGGGACGTTCCAGAGGCGGCCGTCGTACCGACGCCCACGAACCCGGTAGTGCCGTAGATCGAGGTTGTGTTGATGCTCGTCGCGAACAGATTGGTCGTCGTCACGGCGTTCGAAACGACCAGATTTGCCGCCAGAACGAAAGCCGAGGTCGGCCCCGTGAACGTTCCAGTGACCGACAGGGTCACCGTGTTGACCGATGTGACGTTGACATTGGTCGCATAGACGTTCGTAGTCGTGATCGAATTGGTCGCGTACACGTTGCCGAGGACGTACAGGGCCGTCCCGGATGGAACCGACGTCCCGACCCCCACGAACCCCGTCGTGCCGTAGATGGACGTTGTGTTGAGCGTCGAAGTGTTGACCGAGATGGTCGCGTAGACGTTCGTGGCTGTCACGGAGTTCGAGACGAAAACGTTCCCGAGGACGTACAGGTTGGTCCGGCCCGGGTCGGCGCCGATACCTATGTTGGTCGTCACGACCAGCGAGGCCGTGTTAAGACTCGTGACGTTTATGTTGGATGCAAAGAGCCCCGTGGTCTGGATCGCGTTCGAGATGAAGGCGTTGCCCTGGACGGCCAAGGTCGCGCCGCCAGACACGGGCGCCGTGCCTATACCGAGGTTCGAAGAGGCTGTGAATGTCGTGACGTTCAGAGTCGCCGAGACGTTCATATTGGTCGCGAATACAGCCGGGGTCGTGATGTTCGTCGAGGCGTACAGGTTGCCCTGGACGTACAAAGAAGTTCCCGAAGGCGCTGTCGTGTTGACCCCGACGAACCCGGCCTGACCGAATATTGAGACTAAATTAGTCGTCGTCGTATTGAGTGAGGTCAAAGCAAAGATGTTGGTCGTGGTCAGGCCGTTCGAGATGAACACATTACCCTGGACGTAAAGGTTGGTGGTCTGGGTCGAGGCCGTCCCTATTCCCAGATTGGAACCGATCGTGAGAGCCGTGACGTTCATGGTCGTCACGTTCGCGTTCGTCGCGGTCACATTGGTGGTCACGAGC